CAGGAATACCCGCGCCACCATTGGAAAGACCTGTAACCTGCCACACATACTGGTTAGTACTGGTGGACGAACTAGTCACGGTGCTACCTACAAGTACCCCGGCAGATCCAGGGTATGTACCACCAGTGGCCGCACTCTGGGTAACTCCAGTTCCAGGTGCTGTTCCAACTACAGTATTAGTCACTAAAATCCTTGCGTTCAACGGCAACAAGAAACCAAGGTCACTTGCAAGTGACCCCACAGACAATCCGGTAATAAAAGGGAAGGACCCAGTAAAGGTAGCTCCTGTAAAATTTGTCACCGTGTTATTAACACTCAGTGAAGGGTTATTCGCTACGGAAGCCAATTGAGGCACATGTAACTCAACCACATAATCTACATAGAGCTCACCAATGGGGGTGGTATTATCCACCTCACCCTGAGTAGCCAACCACAAATTACCAGCATCATAAGTCTTGATATCCGTTCCACTCGGCGCTGTCGCCGTACGCACATACAACTCTGGCTGCATTTCAGGCAAATTAGTACAATGTTCGGCCCACACATTGGAGCGATTAGCCCCCTGGTAAGCCATGATAATCTGCTTCGTTGGAGGGGCTGGGTCATTAGCGTCCAAATCAATGGCCGACAAAACAACACCAGCTGTGGTAGTAGCTACACTACTCTCGAAACAGAAAGTACATCGACGGAACCTATACTTCTCAAAGTTCCTTGCCAATATAGACAACCATGGGAACGTGGTGCCAACACCTGGATTTATAGGGAACCCCAATACGGTGTACCCAACACTACCGATAATATCAGCAATATACTCACGGTGCTGTATAACAACCACATTCCCTCGCCCATTGATGCGCGCTACGGGATTAGTTCGCCTATACCCGACTGCCACAGGAGCTAGCACCTTCGTGCCAATCTCACTGGGTAATTCAGATCGCTGCCTACGCCGCCTCGCTCCTCTACTCTTCCCCTGCCCAGGAGCAACCGCCATTGCCTCCATCGATCTCACTAACGCCGCCATTTTACGACCCTGTCGCCTGCCAGCAACCGGGGACAACACTTTGGATTTAACCATCGTACTTATCACCCGGCACCTCCATGGGCAGTGCCAACCCAAGTATCTGCTCTCCAGACACACGGTCGAACCAAGCCTCTAGCTCCAGCTGGGCAGATATATCCACTCCAAAGCTGACTGCAAAGTCCAACCTAGCCTCAAGCGTCACAGGTCGCTCTCGAGAGGCAAACGGATCATCCAGGTAAGCCAACCGATAAATGTAAGATCACGGCATCTCCCGCAGAGTAGATTTACTTGACCTCTGCAAGGCAAGAGCGTGCGCCTGCAGAACAGGGACACCACTGTGCATGGCCAACAACCCAACACCGACTGTGGCAACATAGTCTGCACGAAACTTCGGATCACGCGCACGTAACCCGACACGAGTCTTACCAATTATCCTTTTAGGTTCAATCACCATGGTGCGCACACCACCAACACGGACAGGTTTGCTAGCACAAAGACTAACTTTCCC